AGCGTGGTTCCAGGGCCCGACACGAAACCCGCGCCCGCGACCGCCTCCGGGTTTGTGTCGTAGATCGGCGAACCGGGCCCCACCTGCGTTTGCATCTGCTGTTTGATGCCCTCGATAGCCTGTTGGCCACCCTTTGTGGTCACCACCGTGGCCCACTGTGCCAGCGATTGCGCCACTGATGCGCACGACTCCAGATAGTGGCGCGATTCTTTGGCCCAGTCGATCATGGGGTACATTGGCGGGCATCCGAACAGCCACTTGCCGACCGTGCCAATCTTGCGATGGTAGACAGGCGAACCCCACTTAACCGGGTGTCCGTTGATTGTCGCGGGCTTTGCGGGCGGGTCGTAATTGATTGCCGGGTACCACGCCTGCAATGTGACGCTCGCCTGCGATCCGCTCGCCGCGTCGTGTGCCCGCTGCGTCCAGATGCGCTGATAGTACTGCGGCACGTCGGCGTCTTCGGGGTCCGTCCAGATGTCTTGGATTTCGGTCGCGTCGATCAGCCTCTCTTCGCACTCGCCAGTGCCAGGGTCGGTGAAATAGACCCAGAACAGATTGCCGTCAGTAACCTTGGATCGCTGCTGCGCAGTGAGAGCCACGTGCCCGAATGTCTTCGCGTTGTTTTGGAGTATCTGTTTGATTACGTCGTTGGCGTCCTCATCGTCCGTCGTGACGTCGAACCCGCGGGCGAACGTGTATTGCGCGATCACATCCACGAGCCGCCGCGGAATCGGATTCTTGATGTAGTACAGGCGGCAGATGAGAATGATTTGCTGGATTCCCCAACGCGTGAATTCGAGCCATGAGTAATTTATCTCGCGCTGCCACTGGACGTTTTGTAAGATCAACTCGTACATGCCGTACGCGCCGATTGGGTTCACATCGCCAATCGGGCCGGCCTCTTGCAGCCCCAGAGATTCAGCCACGCGCACGGGTAGCCGTACCTGGGGCACGTCGCGGGCGCCGAGGTTCTGCGCTTGCCACGGGCCAATCCCGCACATGCTCTGCGCCTCGACGATCTCCGCGAGAAACTGGCGAGCCTTTTCCATCTGCTCGTCTTGGCGCGACTGGCGGGAGGCGAGGGCTTGCGAGAGTGCGCGATTCTCCGCGACAAGTGCGGGTACAGGATTGCGCGGGTTAAGCTTGCGCCAGGCGGCGGCAAGCCAGCGGTTCAGCGTGGCCTTCATGTGGCTGAGTTTAGCGCAATTTTGAGCGCTTCGAACGCGGACGGATGGCAGAAGTAAGCGCCGTTGAGCTTAACTATCGAAGGCTGAGTGTAGTTTTTTGGATCTGATGCCAGCCGTTTTTCTCGGCGCTTGAAGTATGGTCCTCGTGTCGCGTGCTTGATTTGCCGTGGCCCTGGAAGGTTGGCGTCTACGAACACCTGCACGCCGGTAATCGCCACCCCAAAACAGGTCAGATGATACTGCGTCACGGCAGCGGCGACCTCGCGTCTTTCCAGTACAGCAGCTTCGCCGGGTCCCAGGTGAAGTCGAACCCAGGCGGGTATTGATCGTAATGAACGCCCCAGCCTTTGGCGTGCTCCTCCATCCGGCGACGTGCAAGCCGCGTCTCGATCTTGCGCCGAGCCTGCTCGGGCGTGCGGAACGGGTAGTGTTTCATCGTGAATTTCTGCGGGTAGACGCGCATGCCGGGGAAGGTGACCTCGTGCCCTCCGCCGGCGAGCTGCACGCGACCCACGTTCTTCCAGAGCTTGCGGTTGGGGATTCGCGAGATGCAGTCGGCCTCGTCGTAGTAGCGAAAGTAACGCTCTGGGTTTTCTGAATCCGCGCGTCCATCCCACATTGGACCGACGCAGTAGAACTGGAACACGCGGAAGTCGATGGCGTTGAAACCTGAAGATTGCACGCGTGCGACGGCTTGCCCGAGAGTCTCCCAGTCAAAGTAACTGCGCCGCCACTCATCCGCGTCTGTGTAGAGAATCCAATCGGCGTCGGACTCCGCGGCCAGATCCTCAATGCGCTTCAGGATCGCGGTGCAGTTTTGGATTGGATCGGGCACGGACGCGGGGAAGCGCTCGACGGTGCCGAATTGCATCGCTATTTCGTAGCTGTTATCTGTGCTCCACCCGTCGATCACGTGCACCGCGCAGCCCTGCTGATGCAGGTGTCGCAGCGCGTGCGGGAGGATGTCGGCTTCCTGGTAGCAGGGAAGAAACGCTTGTATCTTCACTGCGGCACTCCATCACAACGGATCTCATCAATAGCACTGGCATCCATCGCGAGCACCGCGTATCCGGTCGGATTGCACACGCCGCCGTCTGCGCGCTCTGTGACCCCAATGAATGCCCCAACAGCCCACCAAGACGGAGACCATTCGCCCATGCCTGCGGAGTTTCGGTAATCGATCAACGTGACGCCGCACCGCGCGCATTTCTGAATAGGCCCTGTGGGCTGTCCCGCCAAGTGTACTCTGGTCTGAAATTCCGTCACAGCGCCAAGCCCTCCTCAATGCTCTTGAACTCGTACGGCCCGATGATCGACAGCAGCCGCGTGCAGTCCGCTCGCGTGAAATGCTGATAACTCGCCGGGTCTGGGATCGGGCGATATTCAATATTCCCGGCCATCTCCGCGATATCAGTGCTCGGCCACCTGCCGACAATGCGCGCCAGATCGTTGAAACTCGTCGCCGCGCCCGTGCCCACGTTGACGATGCCGGTAGCGTCCGACTCGATCAGCCGCATGATGCACTCGACCACATCCGACACGTGGATAAAGTCCTTGGCCTGCGTGCCGTCGCCGTAGATCACGATTGGCTCGCCGCGCTCTTTCGCGATGCGCATCCATGTGGGCGGCGCTTGCTTACCGGGCGGTTTGAGTTCGTCGCCGGGGCCGTACGCGTTGAAGATGCGCAGCCCGAGGGTGTTCGTGAAGCTCGCCGCCATTAGTTCGGTCATGAGTTTCGATCTTCCGTAATGGCTGGCGCTAGGCCACAATCCTTGGCCTTCCCACTGCACAGGAGAGTTCATTGCGTCTCTTCCCATTGCACAAGTCCCGTACACCGAGCTGCTGCTGGCGTACACCAGGCGGGCACCGGACTGCGCGGCGAGTCGCAGCACGTTCCACGTGCCCATCACGTTGCACGCGTAGTTGTCGGCCAGCGTCCAGGCGAAGCCCGCGTTGCTGCTGTACGCCGCGAGGTGCAGCACCACGTCGCATTCCATGCGGGTCAACAGCCGCACGTCGGCGTTGCGCGGCGGTCGTGCGCGGATGTCCAGGGAGTCGACTTCCCACCCGCGCGCCATTGCTGCCTTGACCGCGTACGAACCAATGAATCCGGCTGAGCCGGTGATTAGGAGTTTCATGTCTCAATCATCCTATCTGAATAGTAAGTACTACCACCCATCGCGTGAATGCATTGCCAAAACCAAAACGGAATGTTGAACAGCTCGCCATGGGGGGAATAATTGAAAACCTGTTCCGGTGTCATTCTAATGCCGCTCTCCCCGGTCAGTTTGTTGCGGAACTCCATGTTCGCGGCTATAACTTGGCACATTTCGCGGTATGTGACGGGATTGGAGATCATCAGGAGTTTCATTTTTCTAGGTACCAAAACCTTCCGTGCGTCTGCCTACCAGGCACGCACTCGTCGACCGCGCGTATCACACCAGCCACGCTCGGCAGTTCGACGTCGTAGTCATCGCCGCACAACAACTTGCGCGCGAACTGGCCGTACATTTCGATGTCTTTCTTCGCGCCTTCGTAAGTGTGGTCGCCGTCGAGGTACACCAGATCCACTTCGTCCACCATCTCCAGCAACTCTTGCGCATGCGAGTCGCCCTTAATGGCGCAAATCTTGCGCTGCACACCAGCGCGCACTACGTTGTCCGCGAAGGCATCATATATGCCGATCAGTCCGTGCTCTGGTATGTCGCCCCACGTGTCGATGCACGTCACGCTCTCAACGCGCTGCGCAAACCAGATCGCCGAGCAGCCGTAGCACGTGCCGATCTCCAGCACCGTGCGGATGTCGTGCTTACGGATCAACTCTTCGAGCTTTTCGGCCACGTGCGGGTACAGCCACGCGTCCATCGGCTCGCCGTAGTGCCACGGCGTGAGCGGTAAGTGTTTCAAGGCCGCACCCAGTACCAAAACGGCCCGACGTGCTGCGCTTCCGGCAGCAGTTTGTTGACAGCCTCGATGACACCAAACGCCGGCGTCTTCCCGTCGGACTCATAGCGCACGGAGTAGTCGTCGCCGCACAGGACGACGCGCGCCTTGTCCTGGTAAATCTCGATGTCGCGGCACACCGACGCGTAATCGTGGCGCGCATCCAGATACACCAGGTCCGCCACTGGCACCTCACCGTGTACATAGTGCGAGTCGCCCTTGATAGGCGTGATCTTGTGCCACACTCCGCTGCGCATCACGTTGTCGCGGAATAGCGGAAAGAAATCGCGCGGCAGGTCCCAGCGACGTAGTGTGCCGACGAGGTTGTTCTCGCTCTCGTAAGTCGCGCCTTCGAACCATGTGTCAACGCAGTGAACCTGTTTGATTGATTCGAACTGCGCGAACCAGACGGCAGAGAGGCCAAGGAAAGAACCCACCTCGACGACCGAACTTATTCCGCGTTCGCAGATTAGATGGGTAAGCGTAAGCCGATTAGCTTGGTCAAACCAGCCTGGGATTAGAGGACTGGCCACATTCGGAAAGACATCGAATATTGTCTTGCTCACTTCGGCAACCTCGACTTTCCTGGCGCAAATCCGTGCCCTTCCGGCCAGTGGCCGTGAATCTTGGTAAACAGATCTTCGTGCGCCCTCACGTCGTGCGGGTGCTCGGGATCGTGCCGGAACGTGGACTTGAGCCCCGTGGACTCTGGCAGGTGGTCGACCAGCACGCCATCGTACACGCCTAGCTTCAGGCCAGCCTGGCGGATGCGCAGCGAGTAGTCGTCGTCTTCGAGCCCGTAGCCGCGGGCACCGGGACCACCAGCGTTAATGCCAAACCGCTCGTCGAGCAGTCCAACGTAATCGATCGTGCTGCGCGGGATATAGACACACGCGAACACGAGCATGGTGCGCTCTTCGCGGATTTCGTTCGGCCAACCCCGGCGCTGAACTAAATTGATCGTGCCCACCGAGCCGTGCGTGAAACTTGGACATACCGCGCCGTAGTCAAGATGCGCTCGCAAGGTGCGCTGAAGTAACTCGAAGCCGCGCGGCTTCCTCAGCAGCGCGTCGTCATTCATCAGCACCACGTCGTCAGTGCCCGTCTCGCGGATGCCGTCGTTGCAAGCACGAGAGAAAACGAAGGGCTTTTGTCCGATCAAAATTCGCAGAGTGTCATCGGCAATCGAGTCGGGGCCAAAGATAACCTCGCGGAGGTTTTCGCAAGAGTCGCCGTCCCACACCACAATCACCCGGCACGTCTCGCCCATCGCGCGGATCTGCCGCACACACGCGGTCAGGTTGGCGATATTGCGACTGGGGATGATTACGCTGTAACTCATTTATTTGCTCCGAACGGCCAAAAGAATTCCACCACGGCACCGAATACCTCGCTTGCTACTGCCAGCATGAGCGCCAGCCACCAATACAGAGTCGTGGCGGCGCGCTTCTTCGATGCCTTGTGAATGCGCCAGAAGTAAACCTCGAGAGCCATCATTAGCTAGCGCTTCCTTTCGCGCCGCTCCATCTCCGACATGAATTGCTCTCTCCTGTCCTTCGGGTAGTCAGACCACAGCCAGAGCACCACCAAGACAATCACGAAACCGATAATGTAGATCATGTTACTTTGCTCCCCTCTCTTCGAAAAGAACACACCGCTTCGCTGATAGCACGCAGTCGCGGTATTCGTCTTCTGTTGCGCCGTGCCAGTAATCCCAGACATCCTTTGCGCACTCCATCGAGAAGTTTTCGCCGGGAGTGGATTCTGAGTAACCAGGGATGGCTACGCTTATCGCCATGTGAACGCACTCCACGCAGCATTTATCAGGGTGGATCACAGGCAGAGACTTATCGATCGAATACGTGATCACGATTTCACCGCCTCCAGGACAGCCGTGAATTTCCAAACATCGCACACCACATAACGAGATCGCGAGTTGCCAGCGAACTCGGTATACATACGCTCCGTCACTCCGAGCATCTTGAACCGTGCCGTGATGCCGTACGCCTCGGCGAACCGCTTGTGTGCCGGCGAGCCGTCGGTGTAATACTGGAGCGCGTTCGGCGTCCACGGCGTCACATGTGTCGGGTCTTGGAAGTGCCCCGCTCCCTTCGCCGCGTCGGGGCACTCCATTGTCAGGATGCCGCCAAGCTTGAGCACGCGGTGCGCCTCGTTCATTACGTGGATTCGGCCAGACCAGTGACGCTCTTTCCTGCCAGACCCGTACGGGTAAGCGCCCTTTGGAATACACCGTGCGCACTCCTGTGGCATCACGTGCACGCAATCTGAAATGTGCTCGAAGATATCCGCAGCGTAGATCTCCTCAACGCTGGAGTCTTCCCACGGCCACGGTAGCGCGAGGTCGGCGCGCTCGAACTTGGCGGTAGCGATGGGGACTCTGGAAGTGCTCTGTGTCGGCGCAACGAGATCAACGTTGACCCAATCGCCGCCGCGCAGATCCGTCGAACAGCCAAGATTCAATCGCATTCCAACACCACCTGCTCCCGGTCGTCAAAGCGATAGCGCACGCTGGTCAGCGGCACACAATCCCCGCTTTGATGCCAGACAACAGCCTCCGCGCTTCCCTCAAGCCTTTCTAACTCCGCTATTAGTTGGCTAACTGTCACAGTCTCATCGCCCTTTCACAGTACGCGTCAAACTCGGGTGCCCGTCGCCACACGTCCGGGTTGCGCAGCATCACCGCGCGGTCGTAGCCCTCGGTGTTGCTAGCGTGGATACCGCACACTATGCGGGGTTCTGCTGGCCTCGGGTGCGGATCGGGCTCCCTTCCGAATTCGCTGCCTGCCAGCAGGGGAATGTGCGTGCCGACGCTCAGACACTCGCGACTCACCAGCGGCGTGCGCATCCACCGCATGTCCTCGTGCGGCGCGTCGTCGAATGGCTGCCTTTCCCAGAGCTCTCGCCTGTAGAGCAGGCTCGCTCCCGCGGCCCAGTTCGCCTGGTGGTTGCGGTAGAGCCACGCTTCATTCGCTGGCATTCCGCCGATGGTGGACTTGGGGAACTTGTTGCGCGTGTCCCAGAAAAGCAGCTCGCGGTAGCCGACGCACTGTTTGCCGGACGCGAGCAAAAGTGCAGCCTGCTCTTCAATTCTGCGAGGATGACTAATGTCATCGTCATCAGCATGCGCGATCATTTCTCCAGTGGCGTATGCGTTCGCAACATTACGGATGTAGCCGATTGTGTGACCAACGTACGGCGCGGTGTCCAACGCGACAAGTTCCAGATTGGGGTAAGTCTGCGCCTGTATGGAGTTTCTTGCCCTAACTTGCATCGCATCGCGGCCCGATGATAACAGCATTACGACCGATACCTTAGGATGCACTGGCACCTCTCATCCTTGCCCACACCGCTTTCATGGAGGCGCTTCTGAGCGCGCGATCCACTGGCCTTTGGTTGGCGCGCTGCTCTTTGCGAGTGGCCCATCGGCAATTATCCGGCGAGTACGGCCCGTCATTATCGATTCGCTCCAGCGTCATCCCATCCGGTCGTGGAGCCATGTCTTCGAGGAAGTTATCGAACAAGAGCCACCGCTCACAGACCTTGATTCCGCGGCCTCCATAGTGCTGATACCCGCCAGATTTTGGATTTCTGCATCGCTGCACCATTGATCCCCAAACGTGATACAAGCGAGTATCGGACATTCCGTGGCGACGTTTAAGGATGCTATGAAAGGCCCTAGAAACACACCCACAGCTAGATGAGTGTCCATTCTTGAGAGAGCCCCCAGCAATCAATCTTATCGCGCCACACACACATGCACAGCGGCACGCAGCTTCTCTGCCTTTTCTGGGGATTCGCTCTAATACCAGCCACGCCCCGAACATGCGTCCAGATAAATCTTGGTGGGTTACACTCATCGCGCCTTCCACCTCTCGCGGTAGATCGCGTACGCGTCCTGCAATCCCTCGCCGTGCAGTTGCAGCGCCTGGCCGGCCATCTCGATCAGTCGCCCGATCATCTGCGCGCCGGCGGGCACGATCAGCGTGGCGACCAGGAAGGCGAACAGCGCGCAGTAGAATGCGAACGGCATCACTTCGCCGCCTTTCGCTCGACGTGCTTGCGGTCATGCTCCTCAACGCCAGCTTGCGTCTCGACGGCGCGCTCCACCCACAGCCGCAACAACAGGCCTGATTTGGCTGTCGCCACCTTGGCCGCCATGTACGCGTCGTCGGAAATCATGACGCTCAGTAATTTCATGAGTCCAATAATGCCCTAAACACTCACAAGATTGCAATGGCCACATCTCTGGAAAAGTACCACCCGTTATATGGCTATAAGTTTTTGTGATTTGACGGTCGCGCCAGCACGCCGATATAATCGCGGGTTCGCGCGCATCAACCTTGGAGATTTAATACTCTTGTGTTCTTCTCCGGCGCACACCGCCGACGCGACCAGCTAGCTGTGCTTCGTGCCGTTAGATCGGGCTGATGGTGTAGCGTTGAGGTGCGGCGCTCATCGCGCCGGATCGCGGATCAATATAGCGCGTCTCCTCTCGCGGACCAGTGAGCGCCTGCCAGGCAATCGCCAGAGCCATCACAGTGTCATCGTGCAAGCCAGCCGGCGCGCTGTATCGCATATTGCCGGATGGCGACCGCGTGCCCTCGAATGCCTGAAGCTCGCCGATCAGAACCGGGTCATTCGGAATGCGGATCGTGCCGCGCTCGAAAGCCAGGGCTAGGCCCTGAATGATCGATGCCTTGCTCGGGCCGGTGGTCAGAAATCCGGCTACTGGCAATCGATCCGCCTGGAGTTGCTCCACCACGGGACCACCCATCGAGTTGGTTTCGGCCACGATCCAACAGCGGGCGCCGTTGCGCTTCCAGAATTCGATCAGCCGCGCGCGCTGCGCTCCGTACTCGATGCCGCGGAATCGATCGATGTCCACCACCTGTCCAGTCGGACCCAGCGCGACGAACACCGTGTAATCTCCCGTGCGCCCCCAATCGACGCCGATCATCGCCGCCGGTGCGCGCGAGATTTCGCCAACGCAATCGGTGATGCGACGGAAGACGGCGCCGGCCCAGACTACGAATTGCGCGAGGTACTCTTGAGCGAACGCCAGATCCGTCAGATCCGCCTGGGCGTCCGCAATCTCTTGCGCATCGATAAACGGATTTGTTGCCGTCGGCATCTGCCAACTCGCCCATCCCGGTTCGTGCGCTTGGCCTCTCTGGTAGAGTGTGTGGAAGTAACTCGCGGTTCCTTTCGGCGTGCTGAGAAACCACGCTTCGCCGCGATAGTCGGAAAGCTGCGCGCGAACGGATTGCTCCCAAGCGGCCTCGAAGTTCGGCACGATAGCAGCCTCATCGATGATGATGCCGGCATACGCGCGGCCGCGTCCGGCGTCGGGCTTGTCGAGCGACCAGCATTCCAGCGATCCACCGCCGATCACCTCGAGCCGCTCGGCCTCTAGGCTGCGCTCTGTGACGGGCTCCAGGGTTTGCTTGATCTGTGCCCAGGCATCTTTCAGCAGGCGGTAGGTTGGAGCGAACCAGGCCGCAGGCTTGCCCTCCAGCAGCAGTCTGACGATCACCTCCATAGCGATGGTGGTCTTGCCCCACCGGCGCCCGCAACAGAGCGCGTTGAAGCGCCGGCGGTTGGCCAGCACTTCACTCTGCGCGGGGTGTGGTCGCGGTAGCCTTAGCTGGACGGTCTTCATACTCGACAATGATCTTTACTGGCGCGCCGCCTTCGGAAGCACCTTCGTGCTGAATCCGCTGGGCAGGCCGGAACTTTGCGCTGTTGGCCCGCAGTACCTCGATCAGCAGTGAGTCGCTGAATTCGGTCTCATATCCGACTATCTTGCCTTTGTAGCGTACAGGCTTTCTAAGGCCCTCGTGGGCGCGCCGTACGGCTTCATCCTCCAGCGTTCGGGACGCCGCTTCCGTGGCGTCCTTGAAGCGCTGTGGGTAGGTCGGATCTTCTCTCAGCCAGTTGTAGTGGCACTGGCGGTTGATCTTCGCCCATCGCGCCGCCTGGATGACCGAGGCACACGCGCTAAATGCGGCGAGGAATCGCTTTTGGTGCCTACTACTGTCAATGATTGTTGGTGGCAAAGGGTTTACTCTGCGCCCATCCTACCGCAAACCGCGTCATTTGCGAAGAGCACACCCTGACGCAGCCGATTCGCGGCGATCTCGCAGTAGCGCTCCTCGATCTCGATTCCGATGGCCGGAATATTCCACATGCGCGCAGCGGCCAGTGTGGGACCGCAGCCGCAATAGGGATCAACAATCGACCCAACTTTGCCGAGTTGCTGGATTGAGAAACTCATCAACGAAACGGGCTTCTGAGTCGGGTGGTAGAACATCTCGCCGCCTCGCGCCTCGCCGCCCCATTGCAACTCAAACATGCGGGTCGATTGACGAACGTTTGTCCAAGCCATGTCGCAATCGGAAGCGAAAAACCCTTCCTTGCGCCCGTTCGGAATCTTGTTCCACACGAGCCAACCGCCCGAAGCCGGAAGCTTGTCCGCATACCAGTGCGCGCCCCACAGAATACACGGCCAATCGCCCAGCAAGTGTGCGGGGTCAAACGCCTTCTCATCTCCCTGGACCCGGCGCGTTAGCCGATCGCTCCAACGCTTCGAGCCGTCCGACCCACGGAGAGGCACGTAAGCCATTCCGTACGGCGGGTCGGAGACGATGGCCTTGACAGACAGTGTTGGTAGGATCTCCCGACAGTCGCCGTGATAGATCGTGATTCCATCTTGCTCGAAATACGGCTTCACGCGCGCTCCCTCGCTTGGCGCTCTGCCGCGGCGATCGCGGCGCGCTCGATCATCTCAGCCGCTCGTTTCCACGTCAACCTTGACGGCGCCCCGGTAAACAGCCCAGACTCGCGAACGCGGATTACGTCAGAGTCTACCCACACTCCCTGCAGTTCGCCGGACTTACGGAGAGTGATCAAACCGTGAATAATCTCAGACCGCCGCGGCTCTCGCGGCACTGGGTCAGTCACGATCATAATTTTCCGTCCGATCCGCTGGAGTATCCGCGATACGATTTCCGTCCCTGCGAGATCTTCCGCACTTGGCCCGGGCCTCCGTGGTCGACCCCAGACACGTGGTAATCGCAGCCGCGCTGCATGTGGACCTTGTTGCCCCACCGGCCGGCAACGTCAACGCCGCCGGGGCCCCAGTAGCCCTCGTCATGCGGTTCGCAGCCGTGCAGCGCGACATACTCGGCGCGCGTCATTCGCCAACCTTCGCTTTCCCGCACTCGCGCTCATGCTCCTCGGTCGCCTTGAGCGATTCGGCCAGCGTCCGGCGCTCGAAACGCGCCAGACATCGCCGGCAGAACGTCTCGTAGGTTTCGGTGGTTCTCATTCGTAGCCCTCCAGTTGGCGCAACCAACGCGGCGCCGTGCGAATCTCCTCAGGAGTTGCGGGACCGCCCAAGTTGTTCATGAGCTTGTTTGCTTTGGCCAAGATGTGAACGCCAGCTTCGATTCTTTCATCGGCACTCGCGACTTTTCCTTCAGGCAGAGGCAGTAACTTTTGGTCGCCCGGGCCGATGGCGAGAATTGCTTCTCTACTCGCCGGGATCCCGTCTAGGTAGACGGTCGAGTATGCGTTTATGCCATCCTTCGGCCGAAATCGCGAACACAACACGGCGCGCATCTCTTGCGGTCCCGGCCACTCAGCGTACAGCCCGCTGATCATGCGCTTGACCAGCCATTCCACTTGCACCTCGTTGCTGCACATCTCGCTTACGAGATCGAGCAAACCTTCGAGCACGGCTTCATTGTTCGCCGGGAAGTATTTGAGCATCGCCAATCTCCCGAGTAAATCGAGCACACGTTTCGGATTCATAGGGGTTTTTCTCCGTTCGCAATCCGTTGCACCATTTTCGCCAGCACGCGGTCGCCTGTGCTCGCTTTGCCGTTCGGTGCTCTCGCTACCGCTGCAGGCCACTTACCGCCCCACTTCGCGGACTTCTGGTCCTGCAACCACTTCGCCGGGTCGCCGACCACTCCACGCGCAACCTCATCGCTAGCCAGGTATCTGTCGCGCGCGAGAAATGCGAGATCCTCATCCGCCGGGGTGTCGATTACCGAGAGCCACATGCGCGCGGCTTGATCGGGCTTTGCAACGCGCGGCCACGGAGCAATGAACTCCGCGAAGCGGTCGGCGCGCACGCGCACAGTCGGCGCGACAGCGCCGGTTTCTGTGTCTGCTCTGCTCTGTTTCTGCTCTCTCTGCTCTGAGGGCGTTTCAGTAACGTTACCTCTTCGTTTCTCGCGGTGTTTCGCGACACGCTGCGCAACGTCATCTGAAACGCGTTGGTGTTCGTTCCAGTCGTGCATATAAAACGTTCCATCTTCGTTCCTATCTATGAGATTGCAGGATTCCAGGGAGAGCACTAAGTTCTGAGCTTTGGATTCACTAACGCGCAGGCGAAAGGCGATTTCTTTGAATGGCGGCAAGGGGCCGTCGTGGACTCGCGCCAGACAGCAGAGGTTGAACCAGCCCTTAAAAAGCTCCAAAGGTAATCCCTGGACCTTCGCTGAGTCCAGGGTGCGAGTGTAGCAACGGAACCATTCCATCGTGGAATCCTACACCATTTCGGCGCTCATCAGTGCGTGCTTGAAGATCACAACTCGCCGACCGAGGGCGGTCTCGACGGCGATGGAGAATCGTCCGAATTCGTAGACCACCCCGTCAATCTCCTGCCCCGTCAAGAGAGTAAACCTGGTGGTTCTCCTTGAGTGCTTGGCGTCATTCCAGAGATGACGGTCCGGCTCGTGCCTGTCCGGGTCCGAATAAGTCGGCTTTTCTGCCGCAGGTTCAGGCGTTTTGGTTGTGATTGGTGCTGGTGTTGGCTTGGGAGCCGTTGTTAGTGAGGCGATAAGAGGGGGCCTAACTGGCGTTGAGTTAGTCATTGTCCTTTGTCTTTCTGCGGATTTTACACCGTCGATGGGCGGCGGACAAGGAAAACGCCCCCATCGAGCGGTGCAGCGCTCAGGAGCTACCCGAGCGAAATATCTCGCACATCCATTTTACCGCGCTCTCGCCGCGGCATCAAGGGATTTCAGCGCCGCGCGGTACGCCTCTGCCGGGCTGGCGCCGGCGTAGATTAGCGGAATCGCGATGCGGTCGAGCGCGCGTGCGGTCTTGATTATCGCTTCCTTTTCGGCGTTGCTCACTCCAGATCACCATGACCGTGGCGCTTGACGGGCCTCCCGATTATCCCTAGATCGGCCAGCCTCCATGCCGCTACGCCATCGGAAACCGCGAAAGCCTTGGCGAAATTCTTCAGTTGACGGTCATCGGTCAAATCAAATCCGTCCGGCCAATTTTCTCTAATCCACTTACGGACGAACTTCTCTGGCATGAGTAGGCACATAGCGAATAAGTTAGCCTCGGAGTCTTCCTCTCTCGCCAGCGCGCAGGTTCGCTCTTTCTCGGCGTTCGTCATGGCTTGAAAACCCGCGCGATGTAACTCGCCAGAGGAAAGGGAATCTTCGCGATTTGGGCGCTTGCTGCCTTGCGGGAGTCGGAACGGGAGGAATGCTTGGCGATTCCGTTATCGAACCACTCTGGTCCGCTGCCTTCCTGTTTGGTGCCGTTCTCTCCCCGGTACCGCTGCGCTGCTGTCACGTTAAACCCTTGCGGCTTGTATCCCGGCTCTCCATATCCGCTGAAGCTGATACCGGGAACTTTCAGCGCGTCCGATTCTCGCTGATTCGTCAGGTGGCGAGTGTGCGAGTGTCCGTCTCTGATGTTGGCGTGGCCTTCCGTTTTCGCGCCGTTCACGGGGTTCTGTCCCGTGCCTGATTCCGTGTTGTGCGCCACATCGAACCAGGAGCCCCCGCTATTCTTCGAGCCTGCGATCTGGAGGGCGGCCGCCACGCTCTCTTCGTGCTCGGCCCCGTGGAAGCTTGGCGAGGGAATGCCGTACTTTTCGGGGAAGTGGAAATTCCGGCCGGCCTGTTTCCGCGTTCGGCGCGCCGCCTTTACCGTCTGCCCGAACTGCGGACGCCCTGCGACTACCTGCCCACCCACCATGGCCACGTCGCCCCAGAAATAGAAGCTTCCGAAGTTCGCGTTCGCTCTACCGACCCACGGTTGGGCGCCCTTCACATTCTCGACTACCATCGGGATGTAGCGGCCGACAGCTTCGCACGCCTCCCGCTGTATGCGAAAGCAGGCGTCAAATAGGGCCGTCAGTTCAGGGATGGTGCGCGAGCCTGCATACTCTTCTGGAAACGCGCCGTGCCCCCTCAACGCCGCCGCAATCTGCTTTGCTCGACTCCAGGGCATCGCCATGTAGGAGTACTCTTGGCAGGGTGGGGAAGCTACAATGCAATCGGCATTGCGGAATTGCCGACCGTTCAATGTGAGCACGTCCTGGATTACGAGTTGCGCGGGGTAGTGCTGTTCGCCGTACACGTGGCGCTCAATGTCAAATCCCACCACGTCCCAACCTTCCGCGAGGAAGCCTTCCGACCAACCCCCGAGCCCGCAAAAGAGATCGATGCACAGCGGCTTACCCACCGATCACCCCCGCGACCCGCGCCGCGAAACGCTCGTTCAGCCAGACGAACATAGCCTCCTGACGTTGCCGCGATATCACCGCATCCCATCCGCCGTGGTTGTTCAACGCGTGCTCGATCACTCCATCGCCTTTCACCCGCCGCGGTCCCGTGCGAGGGCCGACGTATGGCACGCCAGTGCGCTTTCCCTCCGCGACCCTGCGCCGGGCCTTGCGACTGCGGCACAGGTTACACAGTCCACATAGGCACTTGAGGCGACTGTCGGGTAAGTTGCTCTTGCTCATTCAGCGACCACGCGATAGTATGCCACAACTCCCTCATACGGCTCGCCCTCGTACGGGGGGCCGTACCTGGCATGCTGCGCCAACCACTCCGCACAATCCGTCTCAGCAATAACGACAGCGCTACCTGGCTCCGCGAAGCGCGGCCCATCTACTGTGTAAGCAAGTGCCACCGGCACCGGGCTGCCTATGTCTATCCTGAAAGGTGACGGGAACACGAGGTATCCCTGCTCGTCTAAGATGCGCTGCTCAATCGGTTGTTGCAAGTAAGTTCTCCTGTATGGGGATCGTTTCCAGTATCGTAATGTAGATCTCCACGCGTGGTTCACCTAGTAACCTACGGCTGCCGTCCCAGTCGGAAATCTGTCGATCATTCTTGATGATACCAGCCTCCTGTAACATGTCGCCTACCGCTTCGAGTAAGTTTGATAAGTCTGGGCAGTCGAGGCGCATAAGTCCCTCTTTGGTCGGCGATAAGTAGAATACCGCCTCGATGCCGATGGGATGCACGATGGGAAGCTCGACGCCGGCCGCGATCAGTTTCGGTTTGATCGCCATGCACTGGCGGATGGCGTCGGCTTCCCACTTCTCGTACGCTTCGGACGGCAACAACTTCGGGAACCCTGGCTTGTGACCGCAGCAGCGACACGCGGGCTTGCGGTTGGGGATCGTGATGATCCGGCCGTGACCTTTCTTGGTGCGCGGAGCGGATCGAATCACGAACCCAGGCACTTCGACCAATTCAGTTAACCGTGCCCGATCCAGCGCGGGGCTTGCGCTTCTGATGCGTTCCGCCCATCGTGACAGCGGCCGCCAGCGGGATATCTTTGATCGCCGAAGGAGGCTGTAAAGTTGATCTTGACGTACTTAGCTTTGGCCTTTTCGTCGTATCGTAAGTCCACATAGCGGATGAGTGCTGCGCGGAATATGAGTTTCGGCATGTTACTCCTTGACTTCGATTTTTTGGGTAAGTTCGCTGCGCGCGGCCTGTCGGTGGATCACGCCGAGGATCTCCAGCACGCCGCGCTGCTGTGCTGGAGTCAGATCGGCGAACGTGTCGTACATGGCGTCGAGTGTGGATCGGCGCGGGATACCGGCGTCTTTGCGCTTGCGGCGGGCGATGCCGGATAGCGGTGGCGGGGTTGGATCGGCCATCAGAAACACCCCCTCACGTTATAGCGCCGCTCATCCTTGCCGGACTTCCGCGCGTTCTCTCGTCGAATACCAACGCACACCGCCATATCCTCTTTGCTTGCTCCTGTTGCCATGCAGGTTGTGCAGGCGTTGAATTCATAATTGCAAATGAATGATGGCTTGCCAGTCAATTCATCGATTCCGCAACAGGCGTCCGTGTGTACATGAGAGAGCGTCAGATAGGGGAAGGCGCTCTGGTAATGGTGAATTAGTGCCACTAGTTGACCACCTTGCCGTCGCTGAACGCCGCACGGCATTCGTGCTTGTTGCATCCGGCCGCCAACATCTCGCCGAGGCAATCTCCATCATCGATCGCTTGCGCAGCCATCGCGCGGACCACGAAGGCCTCTTCTTGCTCGGCCAAAATAACTGGGTGGTAATCACACCACGCGCGCATGGCGGCGTCGTCTATCATCGGCACGGGAGCCTCTTTCCGATCTCAACGACGAGATCCTTGGCCATTTGCATCACATCTAGTTTCTGGCGCAACTCCCACTCAGGGCAAGTGCACACAGTGTACCCGTGCGGATGCCCAGAGCGATCCCTTTCGCCGCGGTACTCCTTGCGCTCTAACGTACGGAGCATCCATATTTTCAGATCGGTCAATACGCGATCCAAATCCGACACCGGGTCAGGCTCCGTCCGTTCGACGATTTGCTCCACAGTCTCTATCGGCATAATAGCTCCTTAGCCTGCTGCAAGGCTTCCATGGCCTCGCTGATGTGGCGCAATCGCAGGGCGTTCCGAAACTCGCCCGCGGCGTCCGGCACCGTGGTGGCGGTCATGGCACGCCGCGCCCGCGCGGAGGCCTCCTCAGCCTCGTACAGCCAATCTCGCCAGTCCCGCTTGTCTTCGCGGTCGGGGCCCGCATTGCTCGTTTGGTCTGGGATCATGCTTTTACCTCCTCTGCGTATTTGGCCAGCTTCCGCACGGCGCCGAGGAAACTGTAGATGTCGTCGCCCGAGCCGTTGTCAGCCAAGTCCGTGAGCGCCTCGGCCAGCTCGGGCTTGCCCTTCATGGCCCGCGCCACCTCGCTTATCATCTGCCTGAGCTTCATAAGTTAACCTTGCTCCCTTCCGGCTCTCCTGTGCGGAAAATCTGTGAAATGTTCCGAAAGCGGAACAAGCTACTTTATCAACGCCCCCATGCCCTCACACACGGCCCGATCTTCCTTCGACGTACTCCCACAGTCCCAGCATTCCTTTGGCTGGGACTGGAACACACTCCGTGTGCTTAGTCAAAATCAATCCCCACGGGCCACAGAACCACGGGGAATCAGATTTTGTCGTGATGTCTTCCAGGAAGGCTGAACCGATGATTGCTCCACGCGGCAAATCGGCCAAAGCGGGCACGATGAAATCGGCACCGATTACGTGGCGTATCCAGTCTATAGCATCCTCATACTCTACCTTCGTGCAGCCAGCAGAGGCATGAACCCATATTCGCGTTCCAACCGCTCGCGACCAGGGCGAAGCATAGTCCCGATTCTCGACTGGTTTGCCGTGGAAGAGACAGTACGCCCACGGCTGCCTGACGGATATAGCCTTCACACCGCACCCCCGATCCCCGACTCCATGAATTCTGCGAACGCCGCGTGACTCGCCGCGGTGCGCTGTTCGGCGGTTGTTCTCTCGCGCCGCAACTCGCCGTAACGCTGGACTAACGCGACCTGACACGATTGCATGGTCGCGACGAAAGCCGGCACGTGGGTCGAGAGTGCTCTCTGCACTAACTCGTCGCGGTAGGTGCGCACGATTACCGCCGGGAACCCCGGATAGTACGAAACCATGTCCACGTACTCCCGGTCGCTGCACACCCAGAGTTGGCCCTGGTGCTGGATCCGGTATTCCACGAGCAGGGACTGCGGATCGAGCATGTAGCCCACGTGCGTTTCAAGCGCGGGACACTTAAACTCTACCAGCGCCACGTCGCCTACCAGCCGATCTGGCGAAGCGCCGGCCGTCCCGTCATCCAGCGTGACGAAACCGACGGCTTGAGTCTCTACATCCTTTTCCATCTCGTAATACCGCGCCGCTTCGGGTTCCAACTCTTTGCCGCGCTTTACCCACCCGCCGTCGAACGCTTCGAGCGGCGCGCCATACATCCACTCGGCCAGCAGCTTGTGCATGTAGGTCACGCTGGCAGTCTCGGCCAGTTGTAGTTTTTTTGGCGTGACGATGCGGTCAAACTCCGATGCTGTCGGAATTCCCAGGCGCGCGGCCAGCCAGTCATCCGAACCCTGCGCGAAACCAAAATGGTACTCAGGCACTCTTGTGCTCCTTTACTGATGGCAGTTGTATCTCCTCGATCTCAATTTCCCCCGCGTTGACCAGCAAGTCAACGACAGCGTCGTTGACGGAATATCCCCAGCCGCGCTCATCGCCATTCCTATAGGCCATGTGATAGTTGCTCTCTGGGTTCACGCACACCACGTAAATCATCTTCCCTCCTTCGCCAACTCTGCCGCCTTTACCTCATCGCGCGTCCTCTCGACAAGCCATCGGCAGTATGGATAGATAGCGCGTGCGAATTCGATCTGCTCGTCGCCTGGAGGCATCACATATTGAGCCCACCGTAAAAATTCGGCGTGCAGTGTCAGGAGGATTTCGCGTTTGAGTCGATCTATCACCTGCCACCTGCCTTGAGTTGCTTCGCCAGCTCCGCGTGGATCCGGTCGTAGTTGCGCCGCTGGATATTCTCTGGGCTCGTGGCCTCAGCCCACGCCCAGAACTTCGCTAGGCGCTTGGGTTCCATCGCCAGCGTGTCGAGCATGTCGCGGATGCCCCAGGCTTGCTGCTCACTGATCGGATCCGCGCTGTTTCCGTCGTCGTCCTCGTTTATTAACTGGATGTTGAATACCATCATCGTGAGGTACCGCTTGAGATACGACACAGATGACCCGAGCCCTTGAATCGGCGTTTTGTTGGGCTTCCCAGCAGGGCCTGCGGTGTCGAGGCCGCCGGCTAACGTGTAGGTCTTGGAATGCCCCTCTGAGTGGAGGGCTACACATTCCACAGTCACTCCGCCGGCATCTGTTCGCGGCGAAGTAAATGTGAGAGCGAACCCGTGCCGAGTGTAAATCGGTCGAATCGACTCGTCGATCGTCTCAAGACGTGCGTAACGGCTCTTGTTGGACTCGTTTGTGGCGTCACGCACGACCGGGCGCATCTCGGCTTGCGCGTCTCGCATGGCCTGATTGAAGGCCGTCTCGGCATTCCATAGCTGGACTTGCCGCTGTAGCCCCATGACGGCTTGCAACCGCTCAATCGGGATGCTCGGGTCTCGCGCGATCGCGGCGATCATCTCCATGGGGGTCGGCGCGTGTGGCGAGATCACGTCGCAACTTGCGACAGTGCTTGGGGCGCTGCGCACGAGGTCACTGGGCATTGGTTTGCCTCCCGCACATGCGTACGCCAGCAGGCTGCTCGTCATACGCCCGCATAGCGCCGTGCCCGTTGGAAGTGACGAAAGCACCATCTTTCCACGGGCAACTGTTGGCCTTCGCCAGTTTGGCTCCGCACTTCATGCAGAATTGCCCTGTAGCTGTCATTTTCCCTACGTGATGGCACTTATCCACGCAACACCTCGCAATCGCCCTGTCCGATCGCGTACGCGCTGTCCTCGCGCTCGGCATCGATCTGCGCGTCGGACTTCGGCAGCGGTGGCGCGCTCGCTAGGCAGTCGAGAATCTGCCGCCGGTGCGCGTCGGTGATGACCACGCGCACGCCCGCCAGATCGATGCGGTAGTAAGCCGGCATGCCGCTGTGTGCCTCGACGGCCTCGATAGTGATCGGAAATTGATCGGGACCGTACGAATGCACGGTGTGGATGGAAACGTCTAGTAGTGCCATGTGAATCTCCTATGATTTTATCGGGCGTTGCGTAGCCCGTCCCGAGTACCACCCCGGACGCTCCGCTGATCACGGAGGGCTGAGTTGCCGAGGCAATCAGCGGAGCCCAAGAACTGCTTTTCCTTCTTCGCGGGCGCGGCGCTCTGCGATCTTGCGGGCCATCCTCGCTAGGCACCCGGAAACTGTTGTCAACTCGTCCCGGTAATCGATCCAGTATTTGGCATCGTCGCGCTTGAGCATTGTGAGCGCTTGATCGATCATCTCCTGCTCAGTGGGGACTTGCCCTTTGTAGCCGCCAACGGCGAGCTCGATGCAGCCTTTGGCGGTGGCCCTGATGCGCTCAGCCCATGCGACTTGAGCAATGGACCCCTTGAGCGCCGGAAGGTCGGCGTTCGCCTCCATGGCCTTCGCGGTGGCCTCCAGGCGCTCGCGGTCGCGCTCTTTTTGATAGCAGTCCGGGCACATTTTGTTGCGTTCGGCCCATGCGATGCGCGATTGGCGATCTGATGTTTTTCCGTACAGTTGCTCGCTGCCAGTGTGCCCGCAAACGTAATTGATTGTGTACCAAGCCATCTCTTTTTTCTCCTGTCAGTTGGTGGCTGACAAACACAGTATGCAGGAGATCAATCGAGCGGTAGGAAAATTCCTGAAAATGTTCTGAAATCAGAACACGGCAACTCATAACTCCATGAAAACACGAAAGCCGCTCGCCCCTCCCCCGGAGTGACAAACGGCTTTGCGATTCAGGATTTTGACGATGGTACTACTTGCCGCGCAGTTTGGCAAGGGCGACGGAGTTTGCGTTGGCCACGCTCAGCGCGTGCGCCAGGCGCGCCCGGTCGCGATCTGACCACTTGGTGGTTGGGTCGCCGTACTTGGCCGCGTTGGCCGCGCCCTGCGCCGACGGCAGCCCGGCCAGGAACTTGGCCACGTCGGCCGCGACCACGCTCACGAGCTGCGCGATGGCTTGGTACTGTGCGGGGATGGCTGGGGCCGCGATGCCGGCGAACGCCGCGATAATCAGCGCCGACTTTTCGGCATCCGTCCCACCGCCCGCCAGGATCGTGGATGCCTGCCCGAGCGCGGAGTTGGCCGCCGTCAGGTAGGTTTCTGCCGAGGTGACGACATCGGCCGGGACGCTAGACACAGTGGCCAGGATCGGCAGACCCGCGCTGATGGCATCGAGCGCGATCTCCAGATTGGAAACGATCTGGCTGCTCGTGCAGGAGGAAAGGAGGATCAGGATTATCAGGACGGCTGCGATGTGGTGGGCGTGTCTGGCCAAGGTAGGATGTCCTCTGCTCGATTGATTTCGAGCGATTCCAGGGCCGCGATTGCGGCGTTGATGTGCGTTAGCCGGGCTCTGAGGTCAGTCAGAACCCGGCTGTAGGATGGATAGATCGAGTCCACTAGCCCTAACTCAGCGAGATGGAAGCGCCGGCCAGTGCGTCGGGATCGGCCACGAGGTCGATCGGCACAGTCACGGCCGTAAACGGGCCCTGCACGGTACCGTCGGGATTGGTGACGGTGGTTACGGCGGTCACCGTTACGCCGGTCGGCAGCGGAGTCGGCGCCGGGTTGAGCGGCGTCAGTGTGACGATGAGCCCTGTGCTATCGAGACTCGGCACGATGCCGGGGTCGCTGGAGGTTGCGTTGGTCGCGACAGTCGCGCCAACAGGAGGGCCAGTCTGCGCGCCGACCTTGTCGATAAAACTGATCGTGCCGGTCGCGGTGCCGTCGTCGTTGATCGTGAAATCGGTGATCGCGGCCTTGACCGCGAGTTTGTGTGCGTGTGCGCTCATGTTTGGTGCTCCTTCGGTGAGGGTTATGGAAATGCCCGATAGCGTGGAGTCGGGCGACTCATTGAGAATTGCCAAGATCTGATCGAGCTTCGCGTTTGCGGACTCGATCTGAGATTTCAGCACCGCGAATCCGTTGACGATTGCGGTGTAAATCAAGAGCAAGATGTTCATCTCGATGGTTATAGTACCACGCGGGAATGCGAAACGTGGGAAAATCTCACCCATGCAACGATGTCACGCTGGACACCTGATGGCCGGCGACAACCTCTACTACCGGACCAACGGGCAACGCGAGTGCAAACAGTGCCGCCGGGACCGAGCGCGCAACAAGGCGCGGGAAAACGGCATTCCCGCGCGCCGAGTGCTCTATTGTGACGTTGAGAGTTCCCCTCCTTCGGAGGGGTACCACGTGAGCCAAGCTGTACATAACCAAAGAGAGCGTTGAATTTTATGCCGCGCCGACGCAAATTGTTAACCGGAGGCCAAATGCGACTCTACGGACTTGCAATCACGATCTTCATTGCCTGGGCGACGTTCCACGCGCTCGGGATCAACCCGCTCGCGCTGGTGCGCTAGAGCCCGTATTTAGTTTTCAGATAATTGCTCACGGTCGAGATTTCCGCGGAGCTCAGCCCTCGGCTGTACATGAGCACCTCGGCTATATCGGCGTCGAGGATGCGGCTTCCGGCAGCCTGCGCACCGAGCAAATAATTTCCGTCCCATGTAAAAGGCGTGTTTGTAAATGCGCCGCTGGCGTCGGCCGACAGCGCCGCTTGCGTAGCATACGCGACCGGTCCAACTACCATCGAGAGCACGACAAACGCTCCCGTACTAAGCGTGGCACTCCCGGTTCCGTCGTATAGTCCGGCAGCCACATAGAGTGCGGTCTTACCGTTCGACTTGAGAAAGTAACCGCCCTGGTCAGCAGCCCAATCGAAGCCGAGCAGACCGCTGTACGCGTTGCTGAGAGCTGTCGGGCTGATGACCATAAACAGGGTCATTTCTCCAGGGATGTTGACTCGCCCGCGGAACCAGGCCGCACCGCCCAGGCGCACGACAGGCAACGAGTTGACGACGCCAGTCTGATATGTCGCTGGGCTCGTATACTGCGCCGCCACGCCTCGTGCGTTAGCCGGGTCAGCGAGGTTTGGCCACTCGTTGACAGTAGCGCCGCTAGACAATCCTGTGATCATATCTGCGGAGAGCCACACATCGAGGGCGGAGACGGTAAGAGGAGTGATTACGGCCGGCAAAACCGTGGTGGGACTGCCGCGGAAAAATGCGTCATTCGCCGACCCGTCAAAAACGAAGCTGTATCCGCAGTCTGTGCATATGTAAGCATCTCCAGCGTTTGACGGCACCCAACTTGACGCGCCAGCATAAGTGCCAAGAGTGGTGATGTTTCCGCTTCCCCCCCCGCCGCCCGGTGCCCACTTAGTGTCGCCATTGGCAGCGCTATTTTTGGTCAGCACTTGCCCAGTACCACCACCAGGTGGGACAAGTTGACCCGTGGTGCCAGCGCCAAGATCTCCGCTGGTTTGCCAGAGTGCCGGCGTCCCGTTCGCCCCCGCCCCGGACGAAGTAGCAAATTCCGTGGTAGCGCCAGTCTTGCTGCCTACAGTCACATCAGCGCCGCCATGGCCGATTACCGGCTCTCCGCTGGTCAGATTGCCCAGCGAGTTGGTGACTGTGCCAGTGGGGTTACCTTGTACGGTGATGGTCTGCGATGGAGGCGAAGTCGCGGGAGCGCGCTTGAACGCCACCGTCGCCCAAGCTGCCGGATCACTCGCCGATGCTGGCACGATGCTGCTGGCGAAACTCCCCGCGCTCGATTGGACCTCAAAAGAGAAAGCAGTCCCTCCTCCGTCTGCTGGAGGCGTCGAGTCGAGTAGAACCTCGGGGCTTGTGACGCCAGCGGTCCCCGTCAGTCCGCCGACAACAGTGACGATGATATCCGCGTCCTGAGTCGTGGTGATCGTCGGAGGCGTCGCCCCAATCGCGCCGCCAGTTGTGTCGACCGGACTCGTTGGCGCGACTCCTGAAAATTCCGCCAGTCCCATCGTGATGGTTGTACCGCCGATGGCGTTGGTAAAGGTGACCGTGTTTGGACCACCGCCGATTGCTATAGTCCACAGAATCGCGACCTCGATAGGCACTATGCCCGTAGCCGACTGAAACTTTGCCAGCGCCCACGTGTTGCCCATCGTGTCGGATAAGATCGGCGGATTTGCAAGGAAAGCCTGCTGCTGGAGCACACACACGAGCAGATCGCCTTGCGTAACATTTCCAGGAAAGGCCAGCATGTTGGACCCTGGACCGTATGTCATCACTGTGTTGTTGGCGTTTCCGGGAGTCGCCGCGCCAGTGATCGGCGTCACCGGCGTGACGATATTAAGAGTTCCCTGTCCGCGATTGATGAACTGAGTAAGCGCGGTGATCGCGTTGCCGATGTTCGCGCCGCCGAACGCGGTGTACTGCCAGACAATCACGTTATTTACCGTCGTCATCTGGATTGTCGCGATCAGAAATGTGCCGCTGGGAATCCCGGCGTCCGGCAAAGCGATGGTCTGGAGTTGGCCCGTCGCGAGTCCCGGCCTCAGCGTGTAGAACTGACAGGTGGTTGCGGGCTCTCCGTACTCTGCCGCGTAGCCTTGCGCCAGCGCGAGTAAATCGTCCGGCAGAATCGGAGACGTGAGCGACGTCGAGTAATCATACTCCGCGCTGGTCCCCTCGATCGCCTGCAGTTGCTGAAGAGAACCCGCCACGGGTGCCTGCGCCACGCCTGGAGTCGCAGTGAGGTACGAGACTACCAGCGTGTCTGTGTTCGTTAGGATCGGTCCTGCCGCGTCCTGCGTAATCGCGGTAGACCCCTGGGACCAATACCAATCTTTACCGCTATCGACGCCCAGGATTCCAACCGTCTGCGCGGTGGAATTGAGGGTGATGGTCGGGGCGGCGCCGACGTCGAGAGGCGTGTTGAACACCGTTGTCGTGCCATCGCCAATGAAGGTCGCGTTCAGCGCGTTGAGCAGCGTTTCCTGGCCAATGAAATAGACCTGATTGGCCAGTTGATTGTGCGAAACCACGATGCTCTGCTGGTACGGTGTGTCGCCGGCAAATAGGTCACTGCCGTCCGAAACGTTCCACGGCGCGCTCGTCGCCGCGCGAGTGGCGAGAATGAACGTGCGCCACGCGTCCGTAGTCCAGTAGTACGCGGTGTCGGCGGTAGTGATGAGACTGACCACCTGATCGAGCAGTTGGCCGATGTTCGCGCCTACCGCCGCCGCCAGCGTGATGGTCGGCAGACCGCTCGGCGTCGTCACGGCCACGCCATCATCGCTCAGATAGTCGAGCACGGTCGTGCGGAACACAACGTCGGCGTCGATCGCCGTGAACGTCTGCGGATTTGCCGGGGGTACCACGCGCCGCTTGGCGAGTCCCTGCCACGATGCACACGTTGCCGACCAGCAGTACGGAGTTCCGGGCACACCCGGATAGCTCGACGTCGTGAGCGTGTCTATATAACCGCCGAAAACATCGCCCGTCACGCTGCTGTACAGATACACCGGCTGCCCGTTTTTGAGCGCGCCGAACCGATCCACGTACGGATTGTCCGCGCCGAGTGGTCCGGCGAGATTGGAGTTGAGGACGCTGAATTGCAGCGTATCGGCTGTGCCCGGCGCGATCGACGAATTAAACTGAAACGCGGTCGGAACGTCGGCAACGTCCGATGCCATCGGGCACGGGCGGTAGAGAATCACCGTCGCAAAGCCGGTGTTGAAAATCGAGGTGTCTGGCGCGGCCGCCAGAGTAACTTCCGTCGGAGAAACGTACGCCGCGATCGTGGTGTGGAACAGCGCGCCCTGCACGAAGTATACCGGAGGCATGAGCGCGTCAACAGGACCACCGCCGACGATTGCAATCGGCATGCCTTCGTCAGACGGTTCGAACGTGATGCCCGGCAGTGGATTGTAGACAGTTCCGAAGCTCACCATGTCGAGGGTTGTACTGCTCGCCGTGGCGCGGCCAGTCGCGCAGACTCCCAGATAAAGGGTCAAGGTATCGGCATTTACTGACGGCGTGTAACTCATTGAGTAAGACGGGCCCCATTCGTGAATAACTGCCGGACAAGCGCGGCTGTAACTGCGGTGGTAATCTGCGATTGCACCTGCGCAGTGTTGAGTCCGACCGAACCGCGCGCATCGATGGTCACATTGACCGTCGTGGTTCCACTGGTGCCACCCGTGGACGATGTAGGTCCGCCAACTGGGTTGTAGTTCGGAAGATTCACCGCCGGTTGGTACGGCAAGTTGGCCGACGTGGCAGCAGTGCCGTTCGGCGTAAGTCCGACCTCAGACAGCAACGATAGCAGTTCATTTTCTTGCGCTTGCGTCAGACCTCCTCCACCGCCCTTGATAAATGCATCCTCCAGACTCTTGATCTGTGCCGAGATTGCCGCATCGCTCGCGGGGAGCGTGGCCAGGGCCGCCTCGACAGCTTGAGCGGCGGATATAGATAAGGCGGTGCCTACCGAAGGGTCGGAAGGAAATAGGTTGGTGATGGCGCCGCCAGCGGCCGCCGTGCCACCTCCGCCAGTAGAATTTAGTGACGTGCCTTCTAGGCCAGTCCCAGAACTGGCGCTACCGGAAGTCCCACCTCCACCACTAGCGATAACTGCGCCAGCAGCCGCAGTTCCGCCCCCCCCTATAGAATTCAGCGACGTGCCTTGGAGAAGCGGTCCCAAGGTCGCGGCGACACTCAGAAGCGATCCAGCAGCAGAAGATAATTGGCCAGCCGCGCTCATGGTATCGCCCGCAGCATCGCTCGTTGCGTTGGCCGCATCCGTAGTCGCACCAGCGGCCGTCGTCAGTGAACTGCTGCTGTCGCTAGGTGCCGATACCGTACCCCCGCCAGATGATGCAACGCCGCTTGCGTCCACCGCCCAAATCTCGCCGGACGCCTGGTGCGCGGTGACTGCTGGGTAAGATCCGCCATCGATGGCGCTCGTACCCGAGCCGCTGGAGCTCGATGCGACCGGCGTTGACGAACCTGCCGTACCGGTCGTGCTGCCACCGCTACCATTGTTCCACGTCCCGTTGGCCGACAATCCAGCTTGGCTGAGCAGCGTTTGGAGTTGCCCCGCTTGCGAGACAGTAAGTCCGCCGCCGTTCAGGATGATGTTTTCGAGCTGGTCTATCTGTTGAGCGAGCGCGCTTGTCGGTCCCCCACCAGATAAGGAATTGAGAGCGTTGACGACTGCCTGCGCGGCCGCTGTCGGGTCTGTGATCGCAGAGACTGCACTGGCGCTCGTCGAGCTGCTCCCGGAGTACGTGGAGTTGAGCGGCTGTGGAGTTGTACTCGTCGCGCCGCCGGCTGCCGCTGATCCACTTGTCAGCGCCGACAGTGCCGACTGTGCTGTAGTCACGGCCTGCTGCGCGGTCTGGATATCCTGAGCTGTCGGCGCACCCGAGAATGTCTGGCCGAAGTACTGCGTATCGACGTCCAGGACGGCTTGCGCCTGCGCCAGCGCGTCCTGTGCCAACGCCGTGGGACTGGTGCCTTTTGCAGGCATCAGCGCTTGCGCCGCAGCCAGCGCTTGCTTGTACGTGGTCCCTGGCAGCGGGATATAGCTGTAGTCAAAAGACTCGGTGCCGAAATCGCCAACGCCAGTCAGCAGAGGATTCTGCCCGATTGTGTATCCAGCTGGGGCGCCGACGCTTCCTCCGCTGGTCGCCGTGCTGCCGAAAGCAGCCTGCATGTCGGCCTGGACGCCCTGCACGGCTTGGGCTACATCGTTGAGCTGAGAGGTCGCGTTCTGTGCGGCGGTTCCTATCGCGTTGAGTCCGCCAACGACAGACGGCGCGCTGGCCGCGAGATTCTGATTCGCAGCCGTGGCCGCGTTCGTCGCTGTGGTCGTGGCGCCGGTGAGTTGGGCCAAGTGCGCCTGCGCTGTGGCTAGCGCGTTCTGGGCTTGAGTCACCTGTGGCGAAAGCGTAATGTTCGTTTGGACAGCTTGGTTCAGAGTGTCGAGCTTGGCCTGCGCCGCCGCCACCGCGATGGTCGCTAGAGAGTAGGCGTCCGTCGCACCCTGGAGTCCGGTCGCCTGTTCCGCAGTCGCGACATTCAGGTTTATCAGATCCGTCAGTTGCTGACTGAGCGCCTTCTCGTACTGCGCGCCAACATTCTGCCCGGCCGCCATCTGCGCTTGGAACTTGGCTACCTTGTCCGTCGCCTCGGCATAGGCCGATTGCAGCCCGGCCAGCGGGCCCGTGCTGAGGGCGACCGTCTGGACGCCGAAGTTCGGCAGGTCCGAGCCGAACCGATTGACCGCCGCATCCAGGCCCAGGAGAGCCGACAGAGCCGGCCCCAGCGCATCCTGGAAAGTCTCCAGTCCTTTGACCGCTGTCGTCTCACCTGCCGCCATGTCCGGCAGCGTGGAGATGTAATTCTGCACCGTGGTGGTGTACGCGTCGCTCGCCTTTTGGCTAGCGGCGTAAGCCTTCTGCACGTTCTGCTCAGCCGTTACGACAGCCGCTACCGCGGTCGCCGATCCGTCGTTGGCCGTCTGCGCATCGTGCAACTGTGACACGTAGGCGTCGAGCGCGGCATCACTGGCGATGTACGCCCGCTGTGCGAGATCCAGACTGGCGTTCGCCACGGCCTGCTCGTTCGCCTGTTCCTGGAGCGAGCTTACGACCGCTGTCCCGGAGTTGGCCAGCTTATTCGCCATGTCCGAGATTGCTTGCATGGATCCTGGGATCGGAGCGAGCCCGATTCCAGCGGCGGCCGCGGCGGTCTGCATGTTGCTGAGAGCTTTGGCTACCTCGTTGGCATTGGCAGCAGATCCGTTATAGATCGCCGTCCCGGTAGCCAGTGAGTTGCTCAGGACATCATACGCAGCCCTGGCCGTCTGATAGGCCGCCGTGGCCTTGTCTTGCGCAACAACAATATTTCCAATGGCCAACTGCACCGGCGTGAGTGCGTTGCCGCCGTCTTGTGCCGCCAGAGCCGCCGCTTGGAAGGATGCGGCCATTGCGTCAGTGGCGACTTTGCTAGTGGTGGCCGCCGTCTGAAGCTTGTTGATTTCAGCCGTCATGCCCGCTGTCATGGCGGTGGCACCGGGCACGATTCCGGTGAGCAAGTCCACAGCGTCTACGATTTCGTTGATGCCCTTCGCAACGAGCGAGTAAGTGTTGTAGTTCTCGAACGCCGTCAGCACGGTGTCCCATGCGCCCTTGAGATCGGTGGCGACCGTCCC